GATTTGTATTCTGGGATTTGAATAATGCGGACCTTAAACCTCTTAAGGAATATCATGATAAACATGGTTCAGAATTTACCTTAATTGATCCAGCTTATATGCATAAATATTATCCAAATAGGAGGAGAATGGTAAATATTGACTGTAGAGAAATGCCTCATATGATAATATGGCAAGAATCAAATCCTCATGAAATTGCTAGCTCACCCTCTATATCACTCTATATTAGCCCTGTTAAAAAATTTAATAATACTAAAATTAAAAAAGTCACTAGTTACCAGCCATTAGAATACTTAGGACTTACCTATCATGAAAGCAATATACTAGGCCTATGCTATAATATGGGTGGATTTGAATGGCCTAGTGGTAAAAAATTATACCAATTTGCCCATCACAGAGCATATAATCATTATATACCAAAAATAGATAATTATTATAAAAGATTACACGGAAAATTTCAGCAAAAATTAGTAAGAAATGGAAAAATAGACCAACATACACCAGAATATAAGGCGAAATTAAAAGAAATGAAAATCGTATTACCGGAAATAGCATTTGATAAAGATACGCCTAATTTTGTAGTGGATATTACTAAGCTTCCTATCAATATTCTACAAGACTATGGATTTATTACTAGAGAAATAACAGATGAAGATATAGCAGCTGAAGCTCTACTTAACCTTAACAACAATACCTTCAAAATAGGAGGACATTTACATTAATATTAATAAAGTAAAAATTAAATAAAAAAAATACAAAAAAATATAAAAATATAGTGTTAATAGCACTTTATTTTTATTATACATTAACCGTATTATCTGATATATATATATTTTACACCTTTGAACATTTAAAACGCAGATTTTTATCTTTGTATTATATAAATGAAATCAACTTTATTAAAAAGACAAATTATTATGTTTATCGTAATGGTTATTATTGGTATGCTATTCAATCCTATGAACATTTTAGCATATAGATTTTCAGACTTATATATATCGCAAACACTATTTTATGGTGGTTTATTAATGGCTTCAAATATGATATGGGCACACGAGATTGTTCATTATTTATCAATGGGGCATTTTAATATGTTAGTTTTTTCTGTTGGAATTATTTTATCTATTAGTGTATCAATACTATTATTAAGACAACAATTATTAGTTGATGATAAACAATGGTTAAGAAGAATGATACCGCATCATTCCACTGCATTAACAACAACAACTAAATTATTAGAAAAGAATGATAACTTTAAAGATAATCCAAACTTATACATATTAGCAAAAGAAATCATTGATACACAAGAAAAAGAAATACAATTAATGAAATCTATGTTATAAATAATTAGTCACTTTATGATTGCGTATATTTATATTTTGATGAATTAATGTATCAATACTAATAATAATTGTAAATAATAAAATATTTAATAGAGTTCTTTCTTTTTTATTAACAAAGAATATATACAATATGTATATCACTAATAATAATAAAATATTATGCATAATACCTTCCCATTTTGACCATTCGTAAAATTTTTTTAATATGTTTTGCATTTATAATATATATCTTATATAGAATAAAAAATAATATTAATATGATTAATAAATTAACTATATTTGGTAAATATAATTTGTATAAAATATTATCTATATATTGAATTAATTTAATATAGAAAGGAGCATCGTGTTTATAATGTTCAATATTTTGTTTATTATACTTATCTAAAATATAATTAGCAGTTATTTTACCACTTTCTATGGCACCTTCCATAGACCATATATTTATACTTGTTTTTGTATGAGCACCTGATAAAAATAAATTTACATACTCTGTTTTTTGTAAAGGACGAAATTTTTCATTATAAATATTATTAACCCATTTTTTATTTGTTTGTTCTTGAATACCATTGTTGAAATTCCATTCATACCATATTTCAATATATTCTATATCTTCTTTATTTATATAAAATCCATTATTATCATATATTAATTTTCTAAAACTTTTTGAGCGTAATATTTGATATATAATTTCTTTTTTTAATTTTGCATTATCTAAATGTTCGGCGTTTTTATTAAATATTTTACCCTTTTTCTCAAAATCTATTATTGTTCCACTCCATAACGACTTAATGTTTGGTTTTCGTTTCCAATGTTTCTCTTGTGGATACCAAGTAATATTAAATTCACTATCATTCATAACAAAAGCAATATTATCAATTGGATACTTAATTTCTTTATTTATACCTATACGAAATGATATTTGCTTACTTTTTGTATTCTCGGTTAATGATTTAAAATTATTATATAAACTTTGCATTTTACTATTTCTTAAAATATCTAATGTATTAAATGGATTAATTGATACTATATATTCTTTGGATCGTAATTGTTTAATAATTCCATTTTGTTTAATTTCTACTGAAGTTATATTATTTTTTTTATAATTTATTTTTACCAGTTCTGTATTAGTCAAAATATCAACACCTTTTTCTTTTAAGTGTCTAATCCACGGATCAATCCATACATCGTTTGTAGGACCATTCATAACATGCCAATTATCCGTTGAATGATGGGTGTAATTATTTTCATTTGAAGAATGTGTATGTGTATATTTTTTTTTATTTATTTGCGAAATAACTGGAAAATGAAATAAATGTCCCATAGATAATTCATTTTTATTCATTCCATAACCTGGTCCTGTTACAAAATTAATTATATGATTATATCCATCATTTGATAAATATTTTTTTAAAAATGGTTGTATATTATAAGAATAATAATACTCTCTTCTATTATCGGATAATAAATAATTAATACCTATATAGTATAAAATTATTCTATCTTTAATAGTTAATAATGACTTATAACCGTATTCTTTATCATATAGTAAATGAAAATCTATAGGAATGCTTAAATTATCAAACACATTTGTATCATAATAAGGTATCTCTTTCATTAATTGGAAAGTATTTTTATAAAACGGGGCATAACCTCTCCAAGAGTGTTCTGAAGGAAATAAATTTTTGTTTGTATCACTTCGTACCATTCCACCTAATTCATTATCTTTTTCAATGATTAATATCTTAAACTTTTTTTTAATTAATTCGTGGGCTAATGTTAATCCTGATAAACCACCACCAAAAATAATTATATCATACATTATATTATATATTATATATTATATATTATATATAAATAATATGCCTACTCATAAAAGTAATGATTATAAATTATCAGCAGTTAAATACTATTTATCACATTCTAAAAATCAAGTCCATACTTGTAAAATATTCGGTTGTTCTGAAAGAAGTTTAATGAGGTGGGTAGATAAATATAAATCCACTAATAACATTACACGAAAGAAAAGAGATTATACAGCATATAAAATTAGTAATAGTCATATTTCATTTATAAAGCACCAACTTGGGAAAAATAAAACGATTACTATGGATGAGTTATTAACTAAATTAAAAACAAAATATCCAGATTTAACACTATCAAGAGTTCATTTGGGAAGAATTGTTAGAGATATTAATATTACACTAAAACAAACACGATTACGACATGTTTCTAAAACAAGATATAAAAAACCAATTATAATAAAAAATCAAATCAAAGAATTTTATAGTAAAATAAAACAACATAGTTTAAATAATATTATATGCATTGATGAAACTTCATTAAACTCATTTATGATTAGAAGAAAGTGTTATGAAGAATTAGGTAAAAGATGTATTGTTAAAACAGAAAGCCAAGAAGTATTCAAAAAATATACTGGTATATTTGCTATTTCTTCAAAAGGTGTAATCGGTTATGAAGTATATAAAAAAGGAGGTATTGATAGTAATAGGATGGTTGATTTTATTAACAAATTTATTAATGGAAAGTACAAGAATAAATTAATTATTTTAGATAATGCAAGTAGTCATAGAAATCAACTTGTTAAAGATGCAATTAAAAAGGATAATAACTTATTATATGCTGTTCCATATCAACATTATACAAATGCGATTGAAGGATACTTTAATGTATTGAAATCACGATTACAGAAGAAAAAGGGATTAACATATAATGAATTAGTTAATAATGTAAAAGATGTATTGCATGAAATACCAATACATATTTATAAAAATCTAATAAAAGGAGCATATGATAGGAATGAAAAATATGTAAAAAAATCATCAACAAGGAAAAGAAAACCTAAAAAATATTTGAATTAGGTCGGCGTTTTAAATGTTCAAAGGTGTAATTAAATTAATTTAAATTTAATTAAATAAATGTTATAATGACAGACACAAATTCTATATTTTTATATAACATACCTAAATTTGAAAAAAATAAAATATATCCGATTAATCAATGTGAGTTATGTTGTGATATTTCGGTTGTTGAAACATGTCCTTTATCAAATTGTGATTATAAAATGTGTGGATTATGTTGGAATAAAATAATAAAAGATTCAAATATGTGTCCTGTATGTAGACGTGAACTACCACGACCATATGTAACTTGTTGTACGTATATTGAAAATAAATGTATAGAATATATTGATAATATGAAAGTTATAGGCGTTCTATGCTGTGGTATAATATTAATATATCTTATTATTCTATTTTGTTTAATGTAATTTCTGATATTATTTTTTTTTCAATGGATTTTCTTTTTTTCTTTGTACTACTTTTATTATAAGAATTAAGTAAATCTCTTACTTGTTTATCATGTAATAATCTATCATCTAAACCCATCCAGTTTTCATATTGTTCAAATGGGTTAATAATATATTTGATAAATTTATTTTCCTCTATTGGATCAACCAAAGGTGGATAACAACAACTACTACATATTCTCCTTCTCATTTTTTCAGCATATTCTATTTCTAATTGAAATATTCTATCAATTACAGAGAATGCGGACTTTAATAATAATATAGTAGTCAATGCGTCTTCTTTTGTTCTATAAGCTAATTGTAACTTTCTTTTTTTATTTTTCTTTTTCTCTGTATTATCGGTGTCATGGATATCATTATATTCATTTTTAAGATGAATAATTCTATTTGTAATGTCTCTTAGTTTTGTAGTATAATCTTTTCTACAATT